TATGACTGGGACGTCCTGCCGCATGTGGGCGGGGCGGCATCGGTGAACAGATCAGGCGAGAATGGGTCCGGCCGCCGCGAATTCACGCGCCGCTATTTCCTGAAAAATCCGGCCCTGCAGGCGGCGCCTCCAATGGCCTATGTGTCGGCGGGCGGAAGCGACGGCAGCGGCGTTGTTTCGACCAGTGCGGCGACGGCATCGGCATCGCCCTTCCTGACGGTGCTGGCAGCGATCAACGCCGTCCATGCCGCCCATGGAGCGACGACCGGGGTGGACGGCGCGATCATCCGGATCGGCAATGACGGCGGGACACCGTTCGTGCTCCAATCGACGGCGGCGACGCGGACCCAGAGAGTGGCCGCTCTGACGATCGAACGGGACCCGGTCCTGCCGCGCGCCAATGCCCGCGTGTCATTCGGAGCGGCGGGGTTCCGGCCGCGGCTGGGCGGAGCGCTCGCGACTCCGCTGGCAACCGGCGCGCTGAGGTTTCGCGACCTGGCGATCGTTCGGACGGGAGCGCTGGCGATACAGGGCGAAGCGGGCGCTCACCTGGAGCTGATCTTCGAGAGTGTGGACTTCGACAATGGAGGCCACAATGCGGCATGGCTCAGCAGCTCGCACGATCATCACCATGGCACCAGCTTCACCAATCTGGGCGGCAACTCGCCGCTCGGACCTGGGACCGGCGAACATCGCTGCCTGCGCGGGATCGCCATCGACATCGCCCATGGCACCATCGAAGGCTGGCTTGTGACGGGCTGCGCGATCGTTCGGCCCGGCCTGATGGCGCGCGGGAGCCGGAGCCAGAGCGGATCGATCGTCGCGTTCAACACGCTTCGGGACCCGATCGCGTCGGGGGTGATGATCAATATCGGCGGGGATGCCGACACGGACGGATATGCGCTGGTGCAGAACGCGATCGAATATACGTCCGCGACGACGCAGGCGCCGGTCCGGGTTTCAGCCGACAATGCGACCGGCAATTGCCGCAACATCCTGATCGCGAACAACACAGCGACGGGCGCCTTCATCGCGGGCCGCTGGAACATCGCCTATGACGACGGGACGACGCCGCGAACCAACAGGTTCATCCTGCTCGCCGGCAATATCGGGCCCCAGCTCAACACCAAGGGCGACGTGTTCATGAGCGACGGCGCCAGGACCGGGAACTGGGCGACGCTTTACGGCGTCGGTTGCCGGGGCAATCTGTTCAGCTCCGTCGATGCGAATTCCGGAGGGATCGGGTCGAGCTTCGCGCAGGCTTATGCGGGGCTGGGATCGCGGATCGGGACGAGCTCGGATGCTCAGATCGACCCGAAGTTCAGCGACTATCGCGGCACCGCCTACAATGGGGCCACCTACACGGCCGGGAGTGGCGGAGGCGCATACATGCTCGCGGCGGACAGCCCGGCAAAGGCGATGCTGGCAAGCGCGCTGCTGGGCCACGATCTGGCGGGATCGGCGCGGCCGCCGACCGGCGATGCGGCGGGCGCTTACCGCTGAGCACGCCCGCCAGGGGCTTTCAACAAATCGACAAAAGGACTGCGACCATGATCGAAGGCGATCCGCTGGTGCTCGGGGAGTCGGCGGCGGCCGAGCTCAAGGATTATCTGCGCGTGCAGGGCAGCCATGAGGATGCGCTGATCGGGCACATGCTGGGGAGCGCGGCCGGGCTTTGCGAGGCGTTCACGGGCGAGATGCTGCTGGCGCGGGGTGTGAGCGAGACCATCGCCGCGACGGGAGCGTGGACGAAGCTGGGGCGGCGGCCGGTGCGGGCGATCCTCGGCGTCGAGGGGCTGGCCGCGGGGGATTATGCGACCGACATCGATGCGGCTGGCACCGGCTGGGTGCGGGTGACGGCGAGCGGCGTCCCTCAGGTGCGGGTGAGCTATTCCTGCGGGCTGGCGGCCGGCTGGAGCGATGCTCCGGAGGCGCTTCGGCAGGGGATCATCCGGCTTGCAGCGCATCTCTACACGCACCGCAGCGGGGCCGAGGACAAGGGTCCGCCGGCTGCGGTGACGGCGCTTTGGCGGCCATATCGCCGGCTCCGGATCGGCTGAGGAGAGGCACATGTTCGAAGGACTGGCCGACCGCGTCTGGGGCGCGGCGGAGGCGCGGGGGCGTGCTCGCGCCGCCGAGTTGGCGCACCGTGCGGCAGAGGCGCTGCCGCGGGGAATATCGGCGTCGGCCGAGGGTGACGGCGTCAGACTGGAGGGGCGAGGGCTCGGGCGGCGAATGGCGCTGGAGCCGGCGCTCCGCTTGTTTTGGGCGAGGCTCGGATGAGCGCGGGGGAGACGCTGCAGGCGGCAGCGCTGGCTGCGGTCCGGCACGTCCCGGGCCTGAGCGGCGCCTTTCCGGGCGAGCCGATCCAGGCGGCCTACCCCCATGCGATCGTCGCGGCGGAGCTGGAGATCGACTGGAGCCACAAGAGCGGCAGCGGCCGGGAGGTGCGGCTGGTGCTGATCCTGAGGGACGAGGGCGAGAGGGCGGAGCGGCTCCGGACCATCGGCGGGGCTGCGGAGGCGGCGGTGCAGTCAATCGACACGGTCGAGGGGTGGCAGATCGTGAACCTGCAGTTCCTCCGCAGCCGGATGGTGCGCGAGGCGAGGGGCCGCTGGGCGATGGTGACGGAATATCGGGCGCGGATGCTTGCGCTCCTTCGAGACGGGACTTCGACAAGCTCATCGACCGCTTGCGGTCGATCTCCTCAGGATGAGCGGGATTTTTAACTGTGTTGGGAGACGAAGATGGCTGCGGAAAAGGGAAGCGCATTCCTGCTGAAGATCGGCGACGGCGCGAGCCCGCCGGTCTTTTCGACTGTGGCGGGGATGCGGACGACGCAGATGTCGGTGAACGGCGAGGCGGTGAACGTCACCAGCAAGGATAGCGGCGGCTGGCGGGAGCTGTTGTCGGGGGCGGGCGTGCGGTCCGTGTCGGTGGCTGCGAGCGGGATCTTCACCGGATCGGCGGCGGAAGGACGGGTGAAGTCGAACGCGCTCGGCGGGGCGATCGACGATTATGAGCTGAGCTTCGAAAGCGGCGAGCGGATGAAGGGGCGGTTCCTGGTGACCCGGCTCGACTATTCGGGCGATTACAATGGCGAGCGGAATTACACCTTGAGCCTGGAAAGCTCCGGGCCGGTGGTTTCCTTATGAGCGCGAACCCTGCGCGGGGCGAGGCGTCGCTGCTGGTGGGCGGCGAGGCGCTGGTGCTTCGGCCGAGCTTCGAGGCGCTGGTGGCGGCGGAGGAGGAGCTTGGGTCTCTGTTCGGGCTGGTGGAGCGGGCGGCGGACGGCGGGCTGAAGCTCGCCGAGATGGCCGCGCTCTTCTGGCATTGCGTGGCCGAGCGGCCGGAGGGGCTGAGCCGCGAACGGATCGGCGGAGCAATCGCGGAAGCCGGGCTTGCGCGGATGACTCCGGTTCTGAAGATCCTGCTGACTCAGATCCTGCAGGGCCGTGACTGACTTTGCGGCCGCCGCGGTGCGGCTCGCGGGCTTTGCGGGTGCGCTGCTCGGGTGGCGGCCGGAGGAGTTCTGGGCGGCGACGCCCGCCGAGCTGGCGGCGGTGCTGGGCGCGATGCGCGGGGAGGCGGAGGAGCCTGCTTCGGGCGCCGACCTCAGGCGATTGATCGGGATGTTTCCGGATGGATGAGGAAATCGAGAGCCTGGTCGTGCGGGTGCGGGCGGATACGTCCGCATTCTCGCGGGACGTGGCGGCTATGCGGGCTGAGCTGGAAGGGCCGCTGGCGACGGGCGTGGAGCGGGCGGGGCGGCTGATCGAAGGCGCGCTCGTGCGGGCAGTGAGGACCGGGCGGTTCGGGTTCGAGGACCTGAAGCGGGTCGCGCTTTCGGTGATGGCGGAGATCGCGGCGGCGGCGATCCGGAGCGGGATCGGCGCGGCGACCGGCGGAGGGGGGCTGATCGGGATAGCGGGGCAGCTGCTGGGCGGGCTCCTGGGGCTGCCCGGGCGCGCGACCGGCGGGCCGGTCTCGCCCGGCCGGCCCTATGTGGTGGGCGAGCGGGGGCCGGAGCTGTTCGTTCCGACCGCGAGCGGACGGGTGGAAACCGGGCCTGGCGTTGGCGGGCGCGACGTTCGGCTCAGCATCACGATCAATGCGCCGGCGGGAGCCGAGCCGCGCGCGCTGGAGCAATCGAGCCGGCAGATCGCGCGTGCGGCGAAGCGGGCGCTGATGCAGCTGGAGGACTGACCATGCCCTATTGGCTGGCTCCGCCCGGTGCGGCGAAGCAGATCGGAACGGTGAAGCGCTTCGATGCGCGCTACTGGACCGTGAAC